TTCATGATGTTGTCTATTGCTTGATGATTGTCAGTAGGATAACCACGATCCGATAGCTCAATGATAATCTCATCTCTTGTTAGCGGACAAGGTATGTAATGCTCTACCAAATCAAGGAAATCATTGTATTTCATATTACTTCTTCTTGGCTGTTTTCCTCGCCTGTCTAAATGCTTTTGCTGTCGGTGCGCCTTTGCTTCCTACTTTGCGCATTTTCTCACCTGAGCCACTTGCTATTCTTTTACGTTTAGCGTGTATGTTTGCGTACAGTCCTTTAGCCATTACCACTTCACCTTGTCTGCCCAGTAAGCGGCTGACATCTTACCTTTAGAGATATTTTTAGCGTGACGGGCTTTAAAGCTACGCCTTCTTGCTTTCTCTGCTTCTGTTCTTGGATTCTTGCCAGCTCCAGATACACCTTGTTGTCCAAATCTAATGAGTCTTACCTGATCACCTTCCTTAGCCAATACTGCATGGCTTTTCTTTGGATGACCACTGGTGCGCTTTGGCTTGTTGTAGCCACTAAAACGCTCGCCTCGATATGTTATAGCCATAACTAATTATATCATAAATATCATTTATTTAGATTCTAGCGCAATCATCATATCGAGATAGTGCTTGGCTTTCTTAAGATCTTCGATGCCATTCTTATCTTTGTATCTCAGAACGTACTTAATGACGCAGCCTTGTGCGTATCTTAAGTCGTTGCGATGTATGAACTCAAAGGGTTCTATCTCGTAATCCTTGTAATGCGATCCACCTATCTGCTCATCAAAGGGATTACTCATTGTTTTTCTCCTTGCTTTTTTCTTTTGTATATTCGCCTTGCTTAAATACTTTGTGATAACTTACAGCATATCTCTCTTTTTTGTCATCCTCAATTCTTTTAGCATGAACCCAATATTCAATACCATTAATCTTATGTGGATACTCACATATATAGTCTGAATGCGAGGGATGTCTTTTGTTGGTATTTTTTAATAATTCGTAAGTATTTTTTTCGTTATTTATCATTTATTTTATTTTCCATTCGTCTAGCTTTTTTGCTAAAGACTTTCTTAAATCTTTGCAAATAGTCTGAGGTAAATTTGTGTTGCTCTAAATAATGATCTTCTAGCCATTTGACTTTATTTTGTCCAATACGCTTCTGCAAATTAAGTCGATAAGCGACTGCCTCTCCGTAGCCATAACGATTACATTTAACGCACTGCAAATGAACATTATCTAAGTGAAATCTTGTTTTATTATGCCTTCTTGAAATGTAATGGCCTGCATCCCATTTCCCTCCATCATAAGGCTTATTGCATGATATACATCCTAATCTTTTATAAATATCTCTAAATCTAACGTAGCGATTAAAGACTGCTTGTGCTTCTTTAAGTAATTCTCTGGTGGTTTTAAGTCGCTTCGATCTACCATCCTTATTTTCAAACCTTACTTTTATTTTAGGGCTGTTTAACGCTTTAGCATAAATAGTTAAACACTTGGTATCACAAAACGACTTAATCCCTTTATAGATCATTTGATCTAATTCTTTTCTTTTGCCACAATGATTACACTTCCTTGTTTTCATATTCGTAATCGTAATTACCTATACTTTCAACTGATGGGAAAGGAACATCAATTCCCCAGTCAGTCAATTTATTATGCAAAACATCATAGACCTTACTAGGATCAGCTCTTTCAATTTTAGTAGTTGATTTTTGACCCGTCAATGCCTCTTGGATAGGTTTCCACAATAACTCTTTAACTAAATTAGGCGTCCACATCATATGAAAACTTGGTTTCAGTGTTTTTCTAACATCCATGCCAGCATCGTTTAAAGCATCTGCCAGGTTGCGATAATAAACATGTAATGCTGCATTTTGTGTCAATGTTCTGTTTTTCTTGGTGTTTACTTTGATTTCAATATAGCCCAATTGATTAAACATTTCTGTAAGCTTTTTTATTGCTTGATCAAATTGTTCTTTATTTTCTATTCTCGTGTACTGACCTTGAAAACGTTTAGTTACTTCTTTAAACATAATGCCCCCTTCTAACATCATCAATGTATCGTCTTACGATTTCATCAATAAATGGCATAGGATCTACACCTAGTGCATGACTAACTCTAATCGCTGTCTTTGGATTAAAGTTATCCTCATTGATCCATTTGGTTACTTGTGATCTGTGCACATTTAACTTCTTTGCTAGATCGGAGCGATTCCAGGACTTACTGATAATCGCTTCGTCTAACATTTTTCCTAATGACTTCCTCCTTGTCATAACGACCTCTAAAACGGAATGCTATCTTCTAATGGCTTAACTGGTTCGTTTTTAGCTTCACCTTTAGGTTTAATGCTTAGCCTTAATACAGGTGCATTAGGATTTTCTGAGGCAACTTTCTTTAAGTCTGCATAATAGAGCTTACCCTCTACATTTAGGACGCCTCTAAAATCAGCATGCCAATCTTCTTCTTTTCTGTCGTTTTTCCAAAAGGAACACTTGTTAGTATCATCGTATTTTTGTTCTGACATTTTTAACTCCTATGTTTTTGAACTTTAGTTTTTATGGCTTCTTCAGCTTCAAGCAAATGCTCATGTAAGAGCTTTTGAAACTTATCATCACGTTTTACCTCAACGTAGAATGGTTTCATACTTGGGTTATAGCTAAAGAAATGCACGATTTCAGATCCAGTCACGTATAACTGAAACTGACACTGAGCAATATATGATGTTGGAACAACATGAGCTCCATCAAGATATTTGATTTGTGTTTTAGGCAATGGGCATTTAATCTCCAATAGATCTTTAGTATTTTTGCCATTAACAATAATCCCATCAGGCGAACATCCAATAGGTCTATCTTTTATTTTGATAAAGCCTACTTGTTGCACTTCACAATCGTTAAACAATGTAAAAGCAGACCTGGCATCAGGCTCCAGTTCAGTGCCTCGCTTCATGGCATCATTGACATGAAAGTCTGTTAGCTCACCTGTGATTGTCTCTGCGGTTAGTTCTGCGACAAGATCATCAAATCCTGCTTTAGACCTTTCTCCTTTGCTCGTTACCAATCGACTGGCTCTACTTGCAGTAATAACTCCTGCTCGTAATTGTTTCCACTCGTCAGTGCCTTGCTCTAAGGATTCATAAATTTCAACTTCGTGCTGCATTTTTTTCCTCCTTAGCTATAAGCATTTGCATCAGTTCATGGTATTGACTGTAGCTTAACTCATTGATGTCGTTAATTTTAAAGTGTTTTAAGACTTTGTCGTAATCAGTTTCTGTTTGTTCCATTTTGTTCATGGCATACATAAGCTCTTCTTCGGTTGCTGGCCGTTCTTCCTCTTTAGGAATGTCCTCACCTCTGTAAACGTATAGACCAAGCCCAGCTGTTGCGAGTGCCTTAACAAAACATCTCATATAAGTATCTGATACTTGTCTTGTGGTTGGATTTTGTATGGCGTTGTTCCTAACATCCATGACAGGCAACCACATGAAACGCTTCCAAACTTTCTCACCTTGCCTGATAGCTAAGTCACAATAAGTCATGACAGTACCATCATCAAAGGGCTCGTACCAAAACTTATAGTCTGACTCAGGATAGGATTCCATCAACACTGTCATCATGTCTGACCATGATGCATAATTAAATTTACCTTTCTTTTCGAGTTTTACTTCCAGGGATTTAAATTTATCCCATACTTGTTTTTGAAATGAATCTGACATTATTACCTCCTTATCAGTTTTTCTTGCTCAATGACGTATTGGTCAATGGTTAACCAGTTAAGACGTCCGACCTCATTGGCGTTAGCGTCTATATCTTGCTCTGGCACTTCATTGCTTAACTCTTTAATGCGACCAATCAAATAATCTTTTATTGCCTGGCTTGGGTTAGATAAAATTCTAGCCATGCACCATTTGATTTCTGCATTAACAAAATCACGATGCTGTTCTTGCATCATATAATTGTGATATTCGTAGTCCATTTTTCCTCCTTTGATCTACTTATAGCTATTTTCTGATATGTTGAAATTGATGTCAACAATTATTTTTCGAGCTGGTCAGATCATTTGAGAACTTTCGGGGGATTGTAGATTATCAGTATCTGCAAAGTACGCAAAAGGAGGATAATGCGTACACCCAGCCGTATCGAAAAAAAACTTAATCAAGAATATGTTAGGAGATGTCCTAAGAACAAGTGTACCAAAAAACTTTCATGATTGTTGCACAAATAAAAATATTTTTGCTAATATAGCTTTGTGGGTTGTAGATGTACGCTTACCACATTAATCATATAAGAACCCAAGCGCAAGGCTTCACAAAACTCGCTCTGACGTACGACTGTCAACGAGTACCTCGATACTCTTCGGAGTTAACGAAGTCGAGCTAACAGAAATTGAGGGACTTCATACAGCAATGTGTGTCGAATCAAGTACCAGGTCTTAGGACCTTAGCTTTAGGGCTAACGATATATAATCTAGTTATCTGTTGTTAAAGGTTGTATATCGAGGGAAAGAGTCGTATTATGTCTGTAATAAGGAGGAAAATATGGAACTGCGAAAGCATCAGCAAAAAGCTATCGATATGATTGAAGAGTCATTCTTAGCTGGTCATAAGCGTGTCTTATTGGCTGCTCCATGTTCGTTTGGCAAAACCATTGTTGCCGCACACATTATGAAGCAATGTCAGGATGAAGGTCTGCGAGGTGCGTTTATCTGTGATCGTATTAAACTAATTGATCAGACTGTTAATGCTTTTAAATCTTATGGTGTTAGCTTTGGTGTGCTCCAGGGACATCATGAATTAGAAAATGACAGCAAGCCGATTCAAATCGTATCTGTACAAACATTAGCGAGGCGTAAAGATATAGATCCCTTCGATGTTATCATTATTGATGAATGCCATACTCAATATACATTCTTACAAAAATACTTAGCTAATTATCCTAATGCATTTGTTATAGGATTATCTGCAACGCCATACAGTCGCAAGCTTGGTGATTATTTTACTGATTTATTATTACCTATTACCACTCGATCGTTGCTTGATCAAGATTATCTTGCGCCAGTTAGGTATTTTGTAGGACGATCTGTCGATACATCAAAGATTAAGAAAAAAGCACTTCCCACAGGTGGATCTGACTATAATCCAGATGAGCTTGGTGAAGCATCGCTCAATGATAAAACTCTATTAGGAGATATTGTAAAAAACTGGTTATTACATGGAGAAGGGAAACAAACCATTGCATTTAGCCCAAGCATTAAACAATCTAAGTTCCTAGTAGATAAATTTATTAAAGCAGGTGTAACGGCTAAACATATCGATTGCTATATGTCACCACAAGAACGTAGGCAATTATTTAAAGATCATAATGCTGGTAAGTTTAAAATATTATCTAACGCTAAACTATTAAACACTGGATACGATGAGCCATCTGTTGCTTGTCTTATTGATTGCTATCCGACTCGTTCTAAAATTAACATTGTGCAGCGTTATGGCCGAGTGATGCGCATTGCTGATAATAAGCCTTATGCGATTGTGCTAGACCATGCTAAGAACGTACATCGACATGGCCTAGTGGAAGATCTTGTACCAACTCGATTGCATCAATCAATGCATCAATATAAAGAAGATGATCTAGTAAAATCCAAAAAGAAAAAAGAACCTTCTTTGTGCCCACAATGTGCAAGCGTGATGAATGGTCCTAAATGTTCTAACTGTGGTTATGAATCTCCAAAAGTAAAACTAATGCGTCATACCGACGAAATGTTAATTGAGCTTGAGAAACAACAATTAGATTTATTTGGTAAAACTAAAAAGATGAAACAAGATTGGTACTCAGACCTTGTAACACTTTGTCATATTAAAGGCTACAAACGTGGTTGGGCTTATAAAGTATTTGAAGAAAAGTTTGGCGAACCTCCATTAGGATTATCAACTTCATTTAGTCCTGGAGTCAGTGATGAAGTTAAAAACTATGTTAAATATTTACAAATCAAACGAGCATACAGCAGAAAAAAGCTTATAAAACAATAACTTACATAGGTGTTGCAATTAATGTAAACATAGGTATAATTATATATGTAGATTCAATAAGGAGGAACAATGAGACTACAAGAAAAATTATACGACGAAGTTATTGATCTTAACGACAAGCAATTAGATGTTGCGTTGTACGAGATGATGGGAGTTGCATTTGCTTCTATCTCTCTTAAGGATCGATTGTTTAAAGAGCAAGCCTACGTTGATATCAAACTAGGTCAGTTTAGAGATAACTACATTTAAGGAGGAACTATGATTGATAAGCTATTTAATATTACTTGGGTGCTAATGATTATTGCGCTCACTTGGATGAACCTTGACTCTGTCTTTATACTACTAGGAGGTTAATATGTTAAAACCAGAAGATATAAAAAGAATGCTCACATGGGATAAAGATTATTCTTATGAATACGAAGTATATATAAAAGATATAGATATTTACGATGAACATTTAGATTCAGCAAAATTAGACCCAAAGGTTAAATATGCTTTGAAAAATTTCGACATTGTTCCGCTTAAAGGATTTGATTTTACTGAGGAAGGCGAAAAAGAGCTTTTAAAATATGCTGAGAAATGCCTAAACCTTAATTTATATATGTCCATTACTATTGAAAGAATCTATGATGGAATATTGGGCTCTGTTGATGATAAGCCATTATTGTCATCATTTAAAATTTATCCTGAGATGCTTTCATATAATTATGACGATAGTAATATTGTATCTGACACTGCAAAACAAGAATATACAGATACTTGTCAATGGACTCTATTAAAATACGATTGGTTTAATCAATTACCAAAACCAAGAATTAATGCTGCTTATGATATAAAAAATAAACTAGACGATATTCTTTTAAAGAAACATGGATTAAAAATAACATAGGAGGTTGATTATGGCAAAGTGGCATCCTAGACGTGGTTACTGGAAGGAAAGAGATAAACTACTTGAGCAGAGAGAGAAAAAACGAAATGATCTTTGGTCTAAATGCTTTGGGAGCAATTATGACAAGAAGAATGTTTGAATGGTCTTTATTAGGTGTCTACATCCTTGTAGGCATCTGCGTGTACGCTGGACTTGATATTGTGTGTGCAGTATTAGGTCTAGCGGTGTTTATTATTATTTTGTGCTGTATGAGGTCGTTTCGTTAGTTAGTGTGTTCTTCCCCATACCTCATCAGCGCACTCAGTCTGTCGGCTCTGCCATGCACTTGGCGAGCCCACAGGCTGTCCATCATCTCAACGGAAGCCTTTTCATAATTACCAGCTTCTAAAGCAGCTAAGAAGTTCTTAAACTTTAGCAAACGATTGATCCCTAAGTTAAACACCATATTGATCATGACACGCTTTCTGACGCTATCTAATCCATCGTAAAATCTAAAGTTGCTTCTAAGATCATGCACACAGGAACGTAAATCATTCATCAACAAGAATTCAATCTCAGATTCATTGAGTCCATTATCTTCGATGTTACGACCAACTCCAATGGTTAGCTTACCTGCTGAACATTTATACGGGTGAGTCTTAACACCTTCATCTCGCTTGATTTCTTTTATCAGCGTTTGTCTGGTGCTCCAGTCTAATCCTAGCTCTTCGTATCCGTCATCCATTTTTCTTTCCTTTCTTAAATATCTTGTCCCAAGCATCTTCAAACTGCTTTTTAGGAACCTGCATAGGTCTTTGTGTACTGCCCTTGCTCATTTCATCTTCCTTTTCTTTTTCTTCTTACGCACAGGCTTGGTCCAGCCTTCTGTGGCGTAATACGCTCTTGTTTGCTTCTTGCTCTTATATGGCATTACTTCCTCAATACTGGTTTGTTAATCTTCTGTCCCTGACTCTGTGACTTACAATTGTTGCAGATCCATCGCTGATACAATGCGACTCTGGTACTGCGCAGTCCTTTTTTCCTCATGCGATCACTGCCGCAGGTTGGACACACAGGGCGTTCATCATCAATGTACAAATTCCAATTAGGATGATTATGCATCCAAGGCTTTAATCTTGCGTACATATCTTCCAATAATAATGTATCTTGACGATTGTATTTCTCCATAATACGTCTCGCCTTGCGTCTCTCTGGTGTATCAGCAGAGCTCAGGCAATCTTTCCAAAGCCTAAATCCTTCATGCTTTATCTTTTGACCAATCTTTAATCGCTTAGAGAAGTAATCAAGTTTGTATGATGGGCTGTAAAAATTAGACCGAGCAACACGCATCAAGTCTATATTCTTAACTTCAGGCTTAACAAGATTATACTCTAAAAACTGCATATTGAGCCACTTGTGATCAAAAGAAGTTCCGTTCCAATGCACAATGGCATCAGCTTCCTCTAAGAGTTCATGAGCGTGCTTGATCATGTTCTTGTGTCCTGAATGCCACTCAGAGTCAAAGATTATCTTCTTGTCGCCATCCCATTTAGCTGCCCAGCATATCGTTCT